ACGAAATTTTTTATCTAATGTTATATTCTTTAACGTCCAAGCGTGAAGGTGCTTAATCAAGGCTAAGTAACTATATGAGTCTTCAATCCATTTAAACCTTACATAATACCGCTTCTCTTCCTCGACTTCATAGCCGAATTGGTGAATGTTGACGAGAATTTTGATAAAGTCTTTTGTATTCGATATCCATTTTAAAAAATCGTTATTGTCTATTGAATCTTCCAGCCTAATGCAGAGATTTACAATACTGTTATTGAAGTCGTGATAGTGCAATAAATACCAATCTGCCACACACTGCGGAACTTTGACTGGTTTTGGTTCGTCTAGTTGTTTGATTAGATCAATTGCAGTTTCGGTCGGAATGCCTTTGACTACAGTTCCAAACATATTCAAACCATGAATCCCGATTTCTTCAAATTTCTCAATCAATTCCTGCTTATTCATCTTCCAACTCCTTTATTTTCTTCTTCCGGTTTTTCACTTTCTTTTTAAGCAAGTCACGTTCCTCAGACCTGCTAAAAGCAAGCGATTTGACACACGGCTCAGATAGTTCTACTATCCTTGCCTCCGTCTGCTCAATCGTGCGTTTTAGTCCTTCAATGACTGTCTGTTTGCTATATTCCATGGTTTATCCTGCTTGTTTTTCTAGCCAGTTAAAGAGTAGACCGAATTGCTCCGTCACCAGCTCATCATCATTGTATTGTTTGCAAATTTCTCCGATAGACGACACAGCCCATTGCCAATAAGCATCCGTTCCGAATCCAACTTCTTGGCTCTTTTGATTGCTGTGTGCCATCCACTCAGGAATGACTCTGCTAAAGAAATCAATGTAGTCAATCTTCATGGCAATTCCTCAATTTTGATATAGATCCCGACTGTATCCGCCCAGAACTTTTCGGCAATCTCGCTGGCCACTTGGGCATCGTCTTGCCAGTATCCAAGTTTCGTCATGCAATCCTTGAGCAACTTCTGTAAATTATCTGTATCCGGCTTTGTAGTCTTGTACTGGCCATCGTAACTTTTCTTGATACGAGGGAAACACCACTTAACCGTCAGACGAATCGCTCCTTTAAATTTATCAGGAGGCACATGCTGGGCAAGCAAGCTCTCAAATTTCGCTCTGGTATTTTTTAGATCCTCTGGTTCATAAAAAATTGGCTTACCAAATCTCGTGTTTACCTTTTTTTGCTGGTGAGTTGTTGTCGGAATCTTTTGCATAGGTAAAAAGAATTCAATCATCAGCCAACTCCCTTAAAATTACACCCAAGATCGCACTAGCACTCATAAGCAATCCAAATGAGTAATCTGGATTAAGTGCCATCTCTTCAAAATCATCTTCACATTTATCCAACAAGTCATCGATTTCCTTTTTAAGATTATCAATATCTTTTTTATTTAATGTCATTTTTTATCTTCTTTTTTATACGCGCCTAAGTTCAGAGTGAAGGACAGGGTTACAGGGTTACAGGGGGCGTAGCTCAATCGCCCCTGTTCCTGTACCTGTTCTTCTGAACTCTCAGGGACACTTCCTAAATTCTTCTTCTCGAAGAGAGAAGAATTCTGTCCCTCGTTTTGTCCCTAGGGACATTTTCGATAAATAATCGACTTTGTCCCTCGTTTTGTCCCTTAAATCGAACTTGCAAGTACAGGGACATTTTCGATATTTTTGTCTGTGTCCTTAGGGACATTTTCGATAGACATATTCGAATTTGTCCTTCGAGTTTGTCCCTTGTCCCTCGTTTTGTCCCTAGGGACATTTTCGATATTTTTGTCTCTGTCCTTGTCTCTAGGTGTCTGTTTTTGCTATAACTTCTTTGTTTTTTACTTCAAAATTGCCATTGTTTTTTATCCATCTACGAACTGTTTTTTCGCTGACGGGTTTATCTTCTGTTGAAAAATAATCAATCAGATCATCAATTGTAACAGGACTCGTTCCGTCATCTAGTGCTTCGATAGCCGTTTCAATTCTCTCAGAACGCTTTTCAGTTCTCTCTTCTTTTGTTAATTTCTTTTCGAAATTTTTCTTCCAAGGTGAATTTTTCGCATTTATATCCTCTATCTTAATATCCGCCAACACACCTGTTTCATCAAGCGCATGCACTGGATAGCTAAACCACATGTTGACCGGTTTGAACTTAGCAAATTCTCGAAGTGTACCCTCAACACGCCATGCAGTTGCTATCTGAATCTTGTTACGGACTTCTTCGAGCCTGTCTACATAAGGAGCACGAGCCATGACATCAGGGATGCCTTTTTCAAAGTGCGTTCTCATCTGCGCTGGACTTAATAGGTCATCTAGTCCGACATTCTGTTGGTAATAAGCGTTATTTCGTTCTTGCAAAGCCTGCTTGTATACTTCGCACGCTGCTTGATTCAGTCTTTGAGTAAGCAATTCTTCTGATACTTCCAACTCGACCAAATCGATAAGCGCGTCAGGATCCCGAGCGAATACACCCGAACCACTAGCGCGGTCCATGGACTTCTTGCCACCTTGCGAACCTTTTG